GTTGTTATTATTTTAGGTGCCTGGTTATGGCATGTGAGTGATAAAGCACAAGCCGTCAGCGAGCAAAAAGCAAAAGACGATAAATTTTATACGGAACTTATTGCTAATTCTCCAGTTCAAACAGACACAATTACAATACATAAATATATACCACGTAAAGACACGAGTGGTTATGCGGCGGGAATAGCAAAGTTAGACGATCAATATCGTGCACGCATACGTGCTCTATTAGATTCAACATTTAACAAAGATAGTTTAATCGCAAAATTAAGCACACCATATGAAGGAACTATTTCTGATAGTTCGTTTGGTGTGTTAACAATAACATATTATCCATTAGAGGATACAACAAAAAAGTTTGCGTGGACCTTAACAAAACGTCCACCAATTGATAGTTCGTTAATAATAATTAACAATAAAAAGATGGTGCCGATACCATTTAAGGTTTTTGCACTCTCAGCTGACGTGAATCCAGTTGGACAGGTATATGCTGGCGCTAGTTACAGATTTGATAATTGGGTGGTATATATGAGCTATCAGGTTGTAGGAAAAGCAAATGGGTCAAACTGGTATGACAAGTTAAGATTGGGAGTAAGTGTTTATGTTTTTTAAAGCTATGGCAAACAAAACAATTGATTTAATTAAAAAATTTATAGTCAATGTAATTGACTTTTTTGTAGATTCAGTAAGCGATTATGATGAACGAACCGGCGAAGAGAAATTCTCATTAGGACGAGGTTCGTGGATTGTGTGGTTTTATTCTACTATCTATTTTGTGTTTAATGGTATTATATTATCATATCTATGGTACCTCGTAGGTTTATCCTTACTCGGGTATATTATTGGATCAAAGTATATTGTTACTAGTATTGGTGGTGCCAGTCGTATCGAAAATGTTGACTGGTCAAATGAAGAGCACCCATGAATATAATTGATGTGTCAGATACACTACCCTGGAATACAAACGGACAACGTTGGAAAAAACGACAGGTATCACAGATAAAAAACATTGTCATCCATCAGAGTCTTGGGACCAAAACGGTTGCTGATACGAATAAATTTTGTATTACTAACTCACCTAATATTACATTAGGACGAGGTATGCCAAGAATCGCGTATACATTTTTTATTGAGCCAGATGGTAAAATATATCAATGCAATAAGTTGGAAGATATAACTTCGCATGTAAAGAATAAGAATACGATATCTATTGCTATTTGTCTTGGAGGTTACTATAATTATATAGAAGATGGTAAGTTAGTAAAATGTCGCGACGGTGAGTCCCCTAAAGCGCAGATAGATGCCTTAGCTTGGACAGTGGCGTATCTACGAAAATTACTATATTTAACAAATAAAGACGTGTATACACACGATGAGTTACAAGGAAAGCCAAGCTGTCCAGGTAATACTGGTGCGGCGTTTGTAAAGAAATTAAGGAAAAATAAATGAAAAAATTAGCGTCGTTGCAGTATGATGTTACTGATCTTGTGACTGCAGGACAAATCGACTATTTGGTCGAAATTACAAAAGGTAAGGATGAACTTATAAAGAATGCACACATTCCATCCTTAGACGAAACTGAAAAAATGGCTGATGATAAGTTCGCATTGATTCTCTTTCACCCGCACATTGGAAAAATGAAAAAGCTTGCCATGTGTGATAGATTCATTACCGAACTAAATATGCGGATTTTCGAAGATAAAGCAAATTCGCTTCCAGTGGAATTGGTAAAAGTGGCCTCGTACCATTTAGCTAAAGCTGCACATTATTATAAATTACCTGTTCCTGAAACCATAAAAAAATATGCGGAGGAAAAACAAGCAACCAATTGGGTGAATATCGCAGAAGTTAGTGCTATGCGTGAAAAGAATACTGATGAAAATGTTAAGTATGCTTTGCATGAAAAATATCCTATTCATACCGCTCAGTTAGTAAAGAAAGCAATGGCTTACTTTACAGATCATTGGAAAAGATTTTCACCGTTAAATGCGTTCGAGTTTGCAGCCAACGTTAAAATTGCTGCGGATAAATTCGGTGTAGATTATAAAGGAACACGTATAGAAAAGTACGCAAATATACACCCTAATACGTTAAGTCGTACTTTTGGTGCAGCAATAGCAGCACGTAAAGGATATGTATTGGAAGCCGAACGAAACGTATTCGATGAATTAGCAAAACAAGCAAGTACATTAGGTCCAGTAAAAACTGCTAAAGTATTAGAAGAAATCGATCGTAAACTCGGACTAAACCGTGAATGGAATAAATCGATAGAAGATCCAGTATTTTCTGTGTTTGATACGACTCCACAACGTTTTGTAAAGGTAGCGGGTTATAATGGTATTGAAATAAATCTCGAGTCATTGAGAAAATTACCTAATGGTATAGTTGATGCAGCGACAGCTGAAGATTTAAAAGGACCTGAGGGATTGGATATATTTGAATCATTGCCAACGCCTGTAAGACAAAAGATTGCTAAGAGCCTTGAAAAATTAGCTGTTGGTACCCATGAGATGTATCCTGACACTGACTCGACACCACCAGTTAAACCAGGCGAAGCTCCAAAACCAAAAGCAAAAGATAGTTTAAATATAACTATTAATGAACCATCTAATCATATGAAGAAAGATTGATGTCACGTACTGAAGATTTATTACAGTTTGTTCAAGAAGACGACGTTTTAGAACCTGATACTCTTAGACAACTCTATCCGGATTTATCGGAAGAAGAGTTTAATAAGACTATGGCTCTAAAAGTGTTAAAGCACACACGTCAATTCTGGGAAAACTTTTATGCATTTGAAGATATAACATTGGCATTAAATGATATAGTTCCAGATTTCACGAAACTCGATGGTTGTACGCCAGAGCAGATTTGGTATGCTGTACAATTAGCCGATCAAATAAGACCAGGTTTAGAGTATTCGAAAGAAGTGCAATTATATATAAAATTTATGTGTAATGATGCCGGTGTTTTTATTTATCCGCCACAAGTTGGGCTAGAAAATCCCTACTTAGAAAAAGCGAAAGAGTTATCTGTTAAAGGACCTTTCCCCTTAGGCGAAACTACTGAAGAAATTCAAGCTGGAAAGTATTTAAGTATATTAGAATATTTGAATGAAAAATTGCAGAAATTGTAATTGTGAATTAAGTACTACTAACCATTGATCATATCTTTAATAATGGTAATAAAGAACGTAAATAACAAAATATAAATATAGGAACAGACACATATCGTTTTATTATCCGCAATAAATTTCCGGCTAATAAATATCAAATATTGTGTTATAATTGTAATTGTGCAAAGGGCTTTTATAAGTCCTGTCCACATACTAAAATAAGGAAATAAAATAATGCCGACCACGCCGTACAGTGATCAATTAATAGGGGGCGGAGATGCCCAGGCGCTTGCGACAACTAGATTAATTTACCCTAATCCATTTTTAGATCTTAGTCGTTTCTTCATGCCTAGAACAGTTAAATCACTGTTCAAGCTCTGCCGTATCTTTTACTATCGTAATGAATTTGTAAACAATGTTATAACTAAACTCGCAGAATATCCAGTAACGGATCTTCTAATTGAGGGTTTAGAAGATGAAAAATTACAAGCCGATTACAGCGAATTAATCGATCATAATATAAATCTAAAACGCCTATTAATTGAGATAGGACTTGATTATTTCACATATGGTAATTGTTTTGTATCAATTAATTTGAAATTTCGCCGCTTCTTAGTATGTCCCAGTTGCGGTGAAAACCAACCTATAGAACGTGCAAAATATCAATGGAGAGATTTCTCATTCTATGGTGATTGCCCCCGCTGTGGTGCAAAGATGGTAATCTTTAAAGTTGATGATCGCACGTTAAAAAATTCAAAATACTTTAAATTCATTCGCTGGTCACCAGAGAATATCTCTATCGATCATGATGAGTTAACAGGTGAAAATAAATATTATTATGATATGCAACCAGGCACCAAAAAAGGTATCATAGATGGTAAGCGCGAAGTTATTGAACGCACCCCTATGTTGTTTATCGAAGCTGTAAAACACAACCGTAAGATCATGCTCGACCCTACAAATCTTTATCATTTTAAACGGGCTACTCTAGCAGAAGAGGATCAAGGATGGGGCAAACCACTTATCTTGTCTGCACTACCAATGCTTTGGTACACACAGACATTACGCCGTGGGAACGAAGCAATAGCCGCAGACCATTTAGTACCTATGCTTTCAGTTTTTCCAAGCAGCCAAGGTAATATCGACCCTTTTTCGCAGATGCATTTAGGTTCATGGCGCAGTCAAATCGAAGATAATCTTTCCAGATGGCGCCGAGATCCAAATCATATTGCGGTATTTCCTATACCGATTGGTTATCAAGGATTAAGTGGTGATGCAAAGATGTTACAAGTCACACCAGAGTTAAAATTCCTTGAGGAACTGATTATTAACTCATTTGGCGTACCGACGGAATTTATTAAAGGCGGCGCTACTTGGACTAGCAGCAGTGTAAGTTTACGTATAGTCGAGAATCATTTCTTAACTTATCGTGAAGAACTTCATGATTTTCTGAACTATTTTGCAAGTCCTAAAATAGCGGCGTATCTTGGGTTTCCTCCGGTAAAATTTGTGTTAAAGAAATTCCGTATGAGCGACGATATTCAAACAAAAGAAACACTTATACAATTAGCACAACTAGGTAAAATCGCAGATTCATATTTACAAACTGAATTTGGGCTGGATCCAAAAGAACAACGCAAATATCAGAAGATAGATAATAAGACTAATATTGATCTACAAATGGACCAAATGACTGCGCAGGCGGATATGCAAGGTAAATCACAAGTATTACTTGAGCGTTATCGTGCAAAAGCTATGGATGCTTTCTTAGAAGAACAGGCTCGTATACGCGAAAGTATGTTTGTTATTGAACTTAAACAGCAATTACAAGCTCCGGATCAAGACCCTAGTGATATATTGCAAAAATATACCGCGCAAATTGCGGGTATGGATCCTGTTTCACAGCAGCAAGCTTTAGTAATGCTACAGCAAAAGGCTCCATTAGCATTTAGTTTCGTAATGCAACGACTGCAAGCTGTGTATGGCGGTACGCCGGAACAACAGGCAGAATCGACTATGCGCGAACGCGAGATGGTGCATGAAAAAGAAATGGCCAGTGTTGAGCAAAAGCATGAAAAAGAAATGGCCGCACACGAAGAAGTAAAGATGCAGCATGAAATAAAAAAGATGGAACATGAAGAAAAAAGCTGGCCGCACAAAGAACGTATAAGCAAGGCTAAGAAAGAATCAAAATGATAAAATATAGTGATATGGTTGAAGTACAATCTACAAAGACTGGGGAAATAAAGCAAATTCCCAGCAAAGACCTAAAGAATTTTCAAGATGGTGTTAAAACTGCAGAAGCAGAAGAATGGAAAGTAATAAATGAAGAAGGTGGAAGTATACGAACTGAAGGATCCGGCAGACAAGAAGCTATATGAAACCTTGTTAAACGATCCCACAGTAGAAATTATAAAAGATGTTTTTGCTTATGATCGAAACGGTGTTCCTAAAATAACTGTGTGGTTTGAAAAAATAGAATAAGGCACCAATCAGTGCCTTATTTCTATATCAAAGTATGTGAGAATTAGCAGTAAAGCGGTCGGAATGTAATACAATGCTCCGAGTGCTCCTAATGAATACGCAAGAATTCTTACTCCTACCATGTTTATGATATCTAATGTATGTAGTTCATTATTATCGACATATTGTACTGATATCCAACCATAGACCCCCGTTGCTTTTATTTCTTCTTCATTGGACATTTTAATACATAAAATAACAGCCATTAGTAACTCAAAAATTCCTCCTACTATAAACGACAGCGAAATAGGTAAGTTTGCTAATGCACAAATAAGAACTAAAATAATGCTGTAAGATACTCTCGGCTTTATAACTGTTCTAACCATTCAGACAGTCTTTCCCGTTTATCGTCCCATAAAAACAACTCATTTACCCGAGCGACCGCATTTTGATTGACTACTTTTTTATGATTATTTGCTACCCATTTATTATATTCAATCTCTAATGCTTCTATCATTAATTCAACATTAACGATGGGACGAACGTGATTATTATCTAGTGGAAGGGACATATGTGCTATATTTGGAATTATGTGTCCTGTATCACCGAGCATCTCAGGTATCGAAGAGTGTTTTGGAGCTATGCTGGTAGTGCCACACGCCGCTGCTTCTATCAACGATAGTCCCACGCCTTCCCCAAGCGACGTGCTAATGTTTACATCAGCTACATTATATAACGTGGCCATTTGATTATCAGAATATGGCTTTTCATACGCATTGCCGCTAAACAATGCCACATGTTTTGGAATGTCAGAATCTACAAATCCTGCATTTATTGCTGCTGCTCCTAGTGTACTTGCT